GATCTTGCTCGGCGCGGACCATGCCGCTGGCGCGCAGCGCCTCCACGGCATCGCCCAGGGAATAGAGCCGCTTCTCGTTGCGGCGCGCGGACTCCATGAGGGCGGCGCTGATGGTCAGCGCCTCCTCACGGGTCAGCGAGCTGGAGCCGGCATCGGAGCGCCGTTTACGGGTGGTGGTGGCCACGGAGACTTCCTCCAGTTTGCGGTAGACGGTGGCCAGGCTCAGACCCAGCTCGCGCGCCGCCGCCTCGCACAGCTGCACCCGCTGACCACGCCCTGCAGACTGCAGGGCGTGGTCCAGTGCAACGAGACGTTGAGTGATCACGGCGCTCATGGGGTCAGGCTCCCGCCGAGTTGAGCGGGAGCGTGTCGGGGTCGGAGTCCATCCATTCCGGGCGGCCCTCCAGGGCCTGCGTGGGCAGGTGGAACTCCTCACGCAGGGCGGCGATCATCGCCTCTAGCTGGTGGAGCGCACTGGCCATAAAGGTGCGATGGTCACCGCCGTGCTCTTCCGTGTGCTCCAGCAGCTTGTTGAAGCCTTCACGCAGGCGCCCTGTGATGCCCGCCTCCGACTCGAAAGCGATGGAAGCAACCTCCTGGCGCAACGATTGGGCGCGCTGGTCAGGGCTCATCGCCTGAACCTGTCGGTTCGCTTTCTCCAGCTTCGTGGTGAGGGAGTCAATTCGGGCGTTCTTTTCGGCCAGCATCTGGCCGTGAGCCTTCTTGTCCTCACGGGCGTCGCGCAGAGCAGCGCGGAGCTGGCTGACAGGCATCCGATCAATGTCGTCGAGTTGGAGGCCTGCGACGGTGCCCCCATCGCTGAGGGCCTGGAGTTCGTCGTCATCCAGGACCATCAGCTCGAACAGCTTCGACTTGGACTTCGCGGCTTCGATCAGTTGCGTGGGGGCGTCGACCCCTGAGAACTTCAACGCGGCCTGGGCCATACGTCGCGCAAGGCTTTGCTCGATTCCTAGTTGCTCAAGGATTCCGAGCCATTCCCCATGGGGTTCGCTCTCCTTAATTACGATCAAACACCGCCCCACGGCCAGTGCTTCCTCAGCGCTGCGGGCCATGTGAAAACGGGCCCGTTCCAGGTAGCGGAGACGGTCATAGGGCTGTCCGTCGCCAAAGGCTGTCAGGACTTCCAGGCTGTGTTGGGCTGCCAGATTCTGGTTCTGCGTGAGGAGCGCCCCGTCGAGAGGTGCATCTTGGGCCAACTGCGCGGTCTGTACTGCCTTGCGGCCGCGGGACGCAACGCCCTTGAGTGCTTCTTCTACGTTTCCGTCCTTGTTGGGTCTCGACATCAGGCAACCCTCCGATCCGGCTCACCTACAAGCTGCTGCAGGCGAGCGATGGCACTGGGTTTATCGCCGTTGTTCTCGATCAGCAGGTTCCGGAACTCGGTATGCGCCCGCATGCGGCCAGCGAAGAAGGCATCGTCTTCGACGGTGCCCTCCGCGTAGGGGCTGGTGACGGGTGTTTCGTCAACGCGGTTTTGCAGCACTGCAGCGAGGCCTTGATGGAAAGGCGCGCTGCGCTTGGTTTCGTGTTCGAGCAGCTTGGCTGCCAGCTTCAGGTAGTCCATGTGACGCTCCTTGTGGTCAGCGGCTGGCCCCTGCCAGCACGCGTTGGTTGATTTCGTTGATACGGTTCTGCGCGCGGGCCATCTCCTCGGCGTGGGCCTGCGCGATCTGCAGGACCGAAACGCTCAGCGCGAAGCGTCCGGTGTCGAGCTGGACCGCCATCCCCTCGGCGATCAGCGTGTTGAGGTAGCGGTTGATGTTCGAAGGGCTCTCGCCCAGGGCGCGGGCCAGCTCGCCATTGGAGATGCCATTGAGGGTCTGCCCGCGAAGGGCCTTCAGCACCCTCAGCACGCGGACGCCGGCTTCGGAGATGCGAGTCGGGGCGCTCATGCCGCTGCTCCCGAGGTGAGTTCGTTCTTGGCGAGGATGAGGCCGTACTCGCAACCGGCCAGCCAGGCGTCGGCCTGCGCGCTGGGAATCGAGTACGGGCAGAGCTGGCGGTCGGTCCCGTCCAACTTGCGATGCAGGATGTAGAGGCACCCGGCCTTGTACTCATCGCTGCGGGGATTGCCGTAGTCCTTGAATGTGTTGTCGTAGACCTGCTGGGCCTTACTCATCGGAGCCTCCGAGTTCGAGCTGGGGTTGGATGTGCTGTGCGACGTTGTTGTGGTGCCAGCCCAGGCCTTCCATCGCGGTGCGAACGGCGGCAAGGACCTCGTCAGCGTCCATCTGGCCGTTGTGGAAGGACATCAGCGCACCGGTCGCGGTGAGCAGCTGCTGCTGCAGGTTCTGGATGTCCTGGCCGGTGCATTTCCGACCGGTCGGGATATCGATGAGCAACTTGCCGGCCGCACCGGCGAGCCAGCGGGTCACGAAGTTGCAGCCACAGGCCGCTTCGTAGGCCGGGATCAGCACAGCCGGCATGCGCCCGGTGGAGAGCCACTTGTAGAGGGTGAAGCGGTCTGCCTGCCCCATCTGTTCCGATATGCGATCGACCGAGAGATTCCGCTCGATGCGGGCGAACTCCTTGCACAGCTCCATGGCGTCGCGCAGGGAGTTGGGCTGGAGGTTCTTCCAATTACGGCGCTTCATTGGCTGGCTCCTTCCAGAGCGACCACCAAACAAAAATGGCGTTTGCTCCTAGGCAAAACCGTTTCAATTTCCACAATGGAATCAGGTACATTCGCTGGAAGGCACATTGCTATGACCGATCGGATTGAGGAGCTGAAGGCTCAGGTGAACGCTCTGGCACAGGCGTGGCTGTATCTGGCTGCGATGCTGGAAACCCAGGGTTGCCTTGAGCCTCAGCGGCTTGACCAGGCGCTGCGTGACGTGAGCTGGGCTGACGCGGCAGTGGATGAGGAAGGACAGCGAGCTCTTGGCTGGCTGGCGGACCAACTCGAAAGCGCTCGTCAGGCTCGCCGAGGACAGGGGCAACCTGCAGGAGGCCTAAGCGATTGCGCGCAGCTTCCAGCTTGACCCCGGCCTGGCGGCCGGCACTGAGCAGCAATAGGCGATTGATGAGCTTCGCCTCGATATGCCCAACCTCAAGGTTGAGCGGAGCGATGTGGAGGTTCCGAGCAACGTCGGCGAGGTGCCAGGCGACGTCGAAATCCGAACCAGGTGCACATGCGATCAGGGCTTCAAGGGCGCCACGCCAGGCGTCGAGCGGATGGGGGGTCAGTACGACCTCTTCCAGGGCGAGCTGCGATTCGGACATGGTCTGAGTCCTCAGGCGGCGGCTTGGTCTTTGAGGCCAAGCTTTACGGCGATGTCGTGAGCCTTGCCGTAATGCGCTTTGGCTTGACCGTTGAGCACGCGGTACACCTCGTTCCGGGTGTACCCGTTCTCCACGGCCCAGGCCGTGATGGTTTTGCCGGCTTGGCGAAAGCGTTCTTTCACCTGGTCAGCTGTTAGGGCTTTGTTTGCAGTGGCCATGTCGGTGGCTCCTGTGATGCAAAGATGATTTATGTATGCGACATAAATATTGGTAGAAATATTCCACCATGTCAATCGATTCGGTAGATGAAGTACACGTTCGCTTGCGCGAAGAAATTGATCGGCTTGGGTTGAGTCTTGCGGCTGCATCTCGCGCAGCAGGAGAGTCTGGCCCGCAGAGACTGAAGGACGTGGTTGCAGGAAGACAGAAGTGTCCCGTTGAGCTTTTAGCTGGAATTTCCACCGTTGGCGTAGATTTGATCTACGTAGTAACAGGTGAGCGCTGGGACTCAAATCGTGCGACGTCACACGATTTGCCAGCTGACGAACAACTCGTGCTGGACGGCTATCGAGCGTTGAGTGCTGCGAGCAAGAAGCAGCTCCTGGCTTCGTTGCTACTGGGGGAAGCAGGCAACGGAGATGGCAAGGCTGCTGCAGTTTCAGTTACTGGATCTGGCAACCGTACGGCGGGAAGGGATTTTCACGAGAAGGGCTGACTGCGCCCAGGCAGTAGTTCGCTAAGGAGCGGGTGGATGTCGATCCATGTGAATGGAAATGGCAACAGGGTTGCTGGTAGGGACTACATCGAAAACAGGGGGCCGCGACCCTGCCCAATCTGTGAGGTTAGGCTCATCGAAGAACACCGGGATATGTGCCGTCACTGCTCCGAAGAACTGCAGCGCAAAGAAGCCGATGACAGGCTCAGGCTGTGGGGATGGTCGATATTCATTATGACTGGTGTCTATCTCCAGTTCCGAACCCGGCATGGAGCTACTGCGAGTATTGAGCTACTTGTTGAGAGTGTGGTGGCAGGGGCAGCAATCGTATTTTTCATTTATTTGCTGTACCACGTGATCCTGGAATGGCTACGTAGGCACTGAGTGATACCAGGCAAAAAGTTTCGGTCAGCAGCTCGCTTTGGGCGTCCAGGCCACATGCCGTGCTGGGCTTCATGATGGGCAAGACTTTCTAAGAGGAAGGCAAATGAAAGGACTCTTCGCAATCGGTGCAATGCTGGCATTACTCGTAGGCTGCGCCAGTGCAGGTAATGGTTTTAAGGAACAAAATCTGGCGAAGTTCGAGCCTGGAAAAACAACTTTCGAGGAAGCTGAGGCGCTTCTGGGTGCTCCGGCCGAACAGGTGGTAGCTACTCAGAACGGCTCGTCGGTTGCGTACTGGCGCCATATCACGGCGAACGGAGTGACTGGCAACTCCGGCCTCAAGCAGGTTGGTTTGCTGTTCTCAGCTGATGGGAGATTCTTGCAACTCGTTCAGTACAACGGCATATCGTTGCCAGATCGTGATCGGCAACGCCTGATCAATGGGCCGGATAGTTACTACCACACCAACTAACAGGCAAGTCCGCTGGAGCAATAGATGAAGGGATTCGTAGCAGTAGCAGCAGCAATGGCCTACATCACAGTTGCGGGATGCGCGGTTGGTCCAAAGCAAGTCCAATTGACCAGCAGCTTCGACAGGGAAAATGCGCAGGAGCTAAACCGTCCTGGTGTGAACATCGTCAGTGGTAGTGCGCTGATTCGCCAGAATGGCGGTGGCGTGGTTACATGCGCAGGGCTAGAGGTTCGGCTCATTCCCAAAACGGCATATGCGAGTGAGCGAATACGGGCTCTTTACGGAAATACCACGCGTGGCTACAACCCGGTCTTCAATCAGATCGCCTTCACACCCGACCACCCAGACTACCTTCAGCTCACCCGCACCACGCTCTGCGATGCGCAAGGAAACTTCTCCTTCAACGACGTTGCTGACGGTGACTTCTTCATCACTAGCCAAATAGTGTGGGTTGTCGCTGGAGCCCCTCAGGGCGGCGGGTTAATGCAGTCCGTATCTGTTCGCGGCGGAGAGAGCCGGCAAGTGGTGTTGAGTCCTTAAGGGTTGCAGCCATTGCTGGTTAGAGGAGTTCTGAGATGTCGGCGCAGTGGGAGGTTAGGCTCGATTGGAATGGCAACCTTGGCCTATGTACTCGGTTGCTTGAGATAACCCTCCTCAAGGTCGAAAACAGTTCTCATGGTTTCATTCTTCGGCTAGACGAATTCCCAACCATCGATAACTCAGGCGAAATCCTCAGGATCTCCCAGCAGTACATCAACCACGCAAACGGCCTTGCACAGATGCATGGCATAGCCGGTCGATTTAGCGTTAGTGGGATCTTCCAAGAGCTCGATGATGGGCGTCGTGTTCAGTTCAACCACGGCTTTGCTAATGGTGCCGTGGGGATTTCTGGATGGGTCCGCGTAACATCTTGGCGGGCGGACGGTACACAGATCGAAGCCGAGAAGCCTAAGCCTCTGAACTACATGGCAATCGCCGATGCGAGCCGAGCTGCTTCAGAGATGCTGCAGCTTTTGGCGGCCTTGGACGGAGACGACTGGGGAGCTCTGTGCAAAATCATAGAGATCCTGGAGGAGAATGGAGCGTCACTGAAGGCGTGGGGATTCAAGGCGGCAGTATCTCGAATCACAGGGACTGCAAATAGCGTCCACCTCCTGGGAGTCCACGCCGCAAGGCACGCCAAGCGAAACCGCGATCCCATTTCAAATCCCATCACCTACGACGAAGCTCTGGGAATCGTTCGCCAACTCGTTGATCGCTGGTTCCAGACCCAGAACCCCCAATGATCTGACGGCGGAAGCTGCCGGAGAGCAGCTGTTTTCGCCCCTTCCAAAATACTTCCCTCGCTCCCGTGGTGATGATCGTTCCACCTGCACTCGCAGGTTGGAACGACAGCCAGGCCAAGGATGGCCACCCACGGAGCGCATCATGTCCCGATCCCAGTACATCCGCCGGCGCATCCCGCGCATGTCGGCCTTCACCATCATCACCCTGATTCTGCTGCTGATCCTCGCTACGGTCCGACCGGAGCAGCTCCAGGTCGTCGTCTACAAGGCCGGCCTGGTCACCCTGGGCGCTGTCCTGGGCTACTGGATCGACCGCTCCCTGTTCCTGGTGGATGCCCGCCCCGGCGAGTGCAACGTCCCCATGCGCATCGTGGGCTCTTGGATCCGCCGCGCGCTGATCGTGATGGCGTGCATCCTCGGCCTGACCCTGGGGCTCTGACATGCGCGTCCTGTCGATTGGAGCCCTGGGCGTTGCATTGATCGGGGTGGCAATGGCGCATGCCGCCGACCAGATCCCCCGCGACGCCGAGCAGTACCGCCGCACCCTGGTGCGTGCCGCCCATCTCGAATGGGGTCTCGATGCCCCCATCGCCACGCTGGCTGGCCAGGTCCACCAGGAGAGCCGCTGGCGCCATAACGCCCGCTCCCCGGTGGGCGCCGAGGGCCTCGCTCAGTTCATGCCTGCCACCTCCGCCTGGATGGCGGAGGTGTACCCGGACGCCCTCGGCCCGGCTCAGCCCTACAACCCGGGCTGGGCACTGCGCGCGATGGTCGCCTACGACCGCTGGCTCTACACACGAAACCAGGCCTCCAGCGACTGCGATCGCTGGGCATTCGTCCTATCCGCCTACAACGGCGGCCAGGGGTGGGTAATCCGCGACCGGTCGCTGGCCTCGGCTCAGGGGGCCGACAAGCTGGCCTGGTTCGATGCAGTGGAGCGGTTCAACGCGGGCCGCTCCGTCTCGAACTTCCGCGAGAACCGCAACTACCCCCGCTTCATCCTGCTGCGCTGGGAGCCGCTGTACTCAGCTGCAGGCTGGGGCACTGGCGCCTGTGCTGGGAGGTCCAGCCATGATCCGCACCACGCTGCTGCTGTCCCTGGCGACGCTACTGGCGACGCCGGCCTCCTCAACGAAAGCCTCGTCCCTCAACTGGTTCAGCGAGGCGGAGCTGTACTGCTCGCACCTCCCCCGCGATCGCCCCGGCTCGGTTCCGCGCCGGTACCGGCCGCCTCGCAAGTACCGGAAGCGCTGAAATGCTAGGCCTGGTCATGGAACGTCTGCGCCGCAACCTGGTGGTGATCGTCCTGTTCGTGTGGGCCATCACCGTCCTGCTGGCCTTCTCGAAGGGCAAGACGCAAGGCGAGTCGGCCGAGGCGGCGCGTGGCGCGGTGGTCCTCGCCCAGGTGAACCAGGCACACGCAGAGGCGCGTGCCCTGGTCGCGGCCGAGGCCCTGGTGCGGTACCGCCAACAGGTTGCCCGCGCCAACCAGGCCGAGGAGGTCCTGCTCAACGCCCAGGACCAGATCGCGGCCCTCACGAGCCAACTCTCGGAGCGAATCACCCATGTCTCGACTCAATACCGCCCCATGCCGGGCGCTGCCGCTGTGCCTGCTCCTCGCTTCGTTGTCACTTGCGGCTGGCTGCGCGACTACAACCTCGCCCTCGGAGCCGGTGTGCCTGCCCCAGCCGCATGCCGCGCCACCTCCGGCACTGATGAAGCGGCCTGGCCCGCCCCCGGGGCTGATGCCGAACTACTGGAGAGTGGGGTCAGCGCCGCTGACATCCTGGCCCATGCCCGCGACTACGGCGCTTGGTCCCTCACCAACCTGGCGCATCTGAACGCGCTGATTGATCTGCAAAAGGAAACCCCTTGATGGATTTCGACACGCTCCTCCGTGGCGGTCAGTTCGTATTCACCGTGCTGGTGGGCATGTTCTCCATGGGTGCCGCTCGCAAGGCTTCCTCCAAGGCCGATGCCCGCGCCCTGGAGGAGCGGCTGAACAAGCAGGACTCCAGGATCACGATCCTGGAGCAGCAGATCGCGCACCTCCCCGACAGCCAGCAGCTGGCCGAGCTGGCCGGCGACATGAAGGCGATCAAGGCGGAGCTGGAGGGGGTGGCCCGCTCGCTCGACCCTTTGACCCGATCCGTTGACCGGATCAACGACTACCTGCTGAACGCGAGGGCCTGATGAGCAAATACGCGGAGTTTCTGAGCGCAGACCGCCGCCTGGTGATCCTGCGCATCCTGGATGAGATGCCTGGCTACCGGGCCAACAGCTCGGTGTTGCATACCGTTCTCCAGCAGTGGGGGCATGAGCCGAGCCGCGACCAGGTGAAGACCGAGCTGCGCTGGCTGCAGGAGCAGCAGCTGGTCACTATCGACGAGATCGACAGCGGCTCCGTGCTGCTGGCCAAGCTCACCGAGCGTGGTAGCGATGTCGTCGCCGGCCGGGCGCGCGTTGATGGCGTCAAGCGCCCGGGGGCCTGACATGGGGCGCAAGTCCAGTATCGAGAAGCTCGCCCCGGGTGTGCGCTCGCACATCGAGCGCCGCCTGCGCGAGAACCGCCTCACCCTGGACGAGCTGATCCAGGACCTTGAGGCGACCTTCCCATCCGAGGAGCGCCCCAGCCGTTCGGCGATCGGGCGCTACCGGCAGAGCTTCGACGAAATGGCCAAGCGGCTGCGCGAACAGCAGGCCATGGCGCAGCTCCTGGTCGAAGAGCTGGGGGAGAACCCCGACGACCGCGCCGGCGCGCTGATGGTCCAGTCCATCACCACCCTCACCACCCACGCCGCCATGGGCGCCCAGGTGGACGAGGAGACCACCGTCGACGACGTACGCAAGCTGGCACGGGCTGCCAAGGACGTCCTGCAGGCGCGCAAGGTGAGCCGGGAGGAGCGGCGCCAGATCGAGCGCGAGGCGCGCGAGAAGCTGATCCAGGAGCAGGAACAGCGCCTGGAAGAGATGCGCGGTAGTGACGGCATGAGCGAGCAGCTCGAAAACAAGATCCGCGACATCCTGTTGGGTAAAGCCTCGTGAAGAACGCAGCAGCTCCCTCGAAGCCCCTCACGGCCACCAGTGCGCCCCGGAAGATCGACCTGGCCGTGGAGATGGCGCTGCACGGCGTCGAGGTGCCCCAGGAGATATCCGAGGCACAGCCGGCCAACGAGGCCGTGTTCCTGCCGTACCAGCAGCGCTGGTTCGAGGACCAGAGCCCGATCATGATCGCGGAGAAATCGCGCCGCACCGGTCTGACCTGGGCCGAGGCTGGGCGCAACGTGATCAACGCCGCCAAGCCCCGCAAACGGGGCGGCTGTAACACCTTCTACGTGGGCAGCAAGCAGGAGATGGCGCTGGAGTACATCGCTGCCTGTGCGCTGTTCGCGCGCGCCTTCAACCAGCTGGCCGAGGCCGACGTCTACGAGCAGACGTTCTGGGACGAGGGCAAGAAGGAAGAGATCCTCACCTACATGATCCGCTTCCCTAAGACCGGGCGGAAAATCCAGGCGCTGAGCAGCCGGCCCAGCAACCTGCGCGGCCTGCAGGGCGATGTCGTGATCGATGAGGCGGCGTTCCATGAGTCCCTGGAGGAGCTGCTCAAGGCGGCCTTGGCGCTCACCATGTGGGGCAACAAGGTCCGCCTGATTAGCACCCACAACGGCGTGGACAACGCCTTCAACACGTACATCCAGGACGCCCGCGAGGGTCGCAAGGAGTACAGCATCCACACTATCAGCCTGGACCAGGCGATCGCAGAGGGGCTGTACCGGCGAATCTGCTACGTCACCGGGCAGACCTGGACGCCAGAAGCCGAGCAGAAGTGGCGCGATGGCCTCTACAAGAACGCCCCCAACATCGAGTCGGCCGACGAGGAGTACGGCTGCGTCCCGAAGAAGTCCGGCGGGGCCTACCTGTCCCGAGTGCTCATCGAGCAGGCGATGGTGGCGGACCATTCAATCCGCATATACCGCTACACGGCGCCAGCGGGTTTCGAGAGCTGGACGCCGGAGATGCGCGTGGCCGAGATCCGGGCCTTCTGCGAGGAGCACCTGGCGCCCGAGCTAAAACGTCTCAGCGACCAGAACACCCACACCTTCGGGGAGGACTTCGCACGGCGCGGCGACCTCACCGTCTTCACGCCCTTGGCCACGTCGCCGGCGCTGCGCAAGCGTGTTCCTTTCCAGGTCGAGCTGCGGAACCTCACCTATGAGGCCCAGCGCGACATCATGTTTTTCATCTGCGATCGCCTGCCGCGTCTGCGCGGCCTGGCGTTCGACGCCACCGGCAACGGCGGCTACCTGGCTGAACAAGCAGCACTGAGGTACGGCGCCGGCATGGTCGACCAGGTGAATCTGAACCTCGCCTGGTACGCGCTGTGGATGCCGAAGCTGAAGGGGGAATTCGAGGCGTTCAACCTGGAGATTCCGCGCCACCAGACCCAACTGGACGATCTGCTATCGATCGTCGTCGAGAAAGGCGTCCCGGTAATCGACAAGGGGCGCACCAAGGACCTGGAGTCGGCCGGCGGCAAGGGCAAGCGCCACGGTGACAGCGCCGTTTCCTTGGTCATGGCTGTCCGCGCCACCTACATGTCCGGCGGTGAAATCGATTTCACGGCTCTGCCTCGCCATAGCCGCGGCTACGACAACGTCCAGAACCATGACCACGACATCGATCTACCGGAGCCTTCCGCATGGTGACTTCCACTCGAATCGTTGGTCTCGATGGCCAACCGTTGCAGCTCAGCGAGATCCGTGAGCCGCAGACCGCCCACCTCGCCAGCCTCCATCATGAGGTCGCCGGTCACCCCTCACGTGGCCTGACGCCGTCCAAGCTGGCCGCGATCCTGGATGCGGCCGAGCACGGCGACATCGTCGCCCAGTGCGAGCTGTACGAGGACATGGAGGAGAAGGACGGCCACATCTACGCCGAGATGTCGAAGCGCCGCCGTGCTGTCGCCCAGCTGGACTGGGACATCGTGCCGCCTGACAACGCCACGGCGAAGGAGAAGGCTGCCGCCGCCACGCTGTTCCAGCTTATGCAGGGCCTGGACGACTTCGAGGAGGTGCTGTTCGACACCACCGACGCGATCGGCAAGGGCTTCAGCTGCCAGGAGTTCGATGGCTGGCAGCGCAACGACGGCGTCTGGCTGCCGAAGGCGATCACTCATCGCCCCCAGTCCTGGTTCCAGCTCCCTCGGGGACAGCGCCAGGAGATCCGCCTGCGCGGGGCCATGGATGGGATACCGCTGCAGCCACTCACCTGGATCACCCACGTCCACAAGGCCAAGAGTGGGTACCTGGAGCGCGCGGGGTTGTTTCGCGTGTTGGTCTGGCCCTACCTGTTCAAGAACTACTCCGTGGGCGACCTGGCCGAGTTCCTGGAGATCTACGGCATCCCCATGCGCGTGGGCAAATACCCGACCGGTGCCACCGAGAAGGAGAAGCTGACGCTGCTGCGCGCACTGGCCGCGTTGGGGCACAACGCCGCCGGAATCATCCCGATCGGCATGGAGCTGGAGTTCCTCAACGCCGCCCAGGGCGACCCGGCGGCCTTCCAGCTGATGATGGACTGGTGTGAGCGCACTCAGTCCAAGGCGATCCTCGGCGGTACCCTGACCAGCCAGGCCGATGGCAAGAGCAGCACCAACGCGCTGGGCAACGTGCACAACGAGGTGCGCAAGGACCTGCGGGACGGCGACGCCAAGATGGTGGCCAAGTCCCTCAGCCGCGACCTGGTCTTCCCGATCGCCGTGCTCAACGGCCTGGCTGACAGCTGGGCCCGTTGCCCGCGACTGGTCTTCGATACTCAGGAGCCGGAAGACCTGGCCGCCTATGCCACGGCGTTGCCGCCCCTGGTGAAGCTCGGCTTAAAGATCCCCAGGTCCTGGGCCCAGCAACGTCTGGCGATCCCCGAGCCTACAGAAGGTGAGGACGTGCTTGCGGCCGTGGCCGAGCCGGTTAACCAGCCAATTGCTGCAATGGAGCCTGTGCGTGCGGTGGCTACTGCGCAGGTGAAGCCACCGGCTACCGCTGCGGACCAGCTGGACGACGATCTGCGCCCGGCCACCGATCAGTGGATCACTCGCATCCGCGACCTGGTGCAGAGTGCTGCGTCCTTGGACGAGATCCGCGACGGCCTGGAGCAGCTGCTGCCCGACATGAGCCTGGAGCAGTATGCGGACGCCATGGCACAGGCTCTGGCCGCTGCCGCCCTGCAGGGCCGGACCGAGATCCTGCAGGAGATCGCCCGTGGCGCTTAGTGCGACCTCGCTGCCGTTCGCCGAGCAGAACCAGTTCTTCCGGCGCAAGCTGAACCTGCCCACCAACGCCTGGACGGACATCTACACCCGCGAACACGACTACGCGTTCGTGGTCGCGGGCGCCAACCGTGACGACCTGGTGCAGGACTTCCGCCAGGCGGTGGAAAAGGCGATCGCTGATGGCACTACCCTGGAGGAGTTCCGCAGGGACTTCGACCGCATCGTCGCCAAGTACGGCTGGAGCTACCGGGGCGGCCGCAACTGGCGCAGCCGGGTGATCTACGAGACCAACATGCGCAGCAGCTACATGGCGGGGCGCTACGAGCAGCTCATGGCCGTGCGCGAGGACCGCCCGTACTGGCAGTACCTGCACAGCGACGCTGTCGAGCACCCACGCGAGGAACACCTGGCCTGGAACGGCATGGTGCTGCGCTGGGATGACCCGTGGTGGCAGTACCACTTCCCGATCAACGCCTGGGGCTGCCAGTGCAGTGTTCGGGCACTCAGCGAGGATGACCTGCGGCGCATGGGCAAGTCAGGCCCGGACCAGGCGCCGCCGATCATCTGGCAGACGCGCACCATCGGCCAGAACAGCCCGGACGGCCCACGCGTGGTTCAGGTGCCGCTGGGCGTCGACCCAGGCTTTGAGTACTTGCCCGGGCAGGCCAGGCTCGACAGCGCGATACCGCAACCCCGCGACAGCGGCCCCACGCCCCCCGCACCGCTTGCACCTGGACTACCTAACAGGTTGCCCGACGACCCTCTGCCGGCACCGCGCCCGGTACCTGCCAGCCAGCTGTTGCCAGAGGATGTATCCGATGCCACCGCTGTGCAGCGTTTCCTGCAGCCCCTGGGCGCCACGCTGGAACAGCCTGCGGTGTTCCAGGACGTGGTCGGCCAGCGCCTGGTGATCGGCCGCGAGATGTTCATTAGCCCGGCCAGCGGCGAGCTGGTGGTGCAACAGCCCGGGCTGGCGAAGAAATGGCTGCTGCTGGCGGCTGAAACGCTGCGTCGCCCAGCCGAGGTTTGGGTGCGCCTGGACTGGGTGGAGTCGCTGAAGAAGGCCGTTGTTCGGCGGCGGTACCTGGCGAACCTGCTGGTGAAGGGCGAGCCGGCACCGGTGCAGGTGGTGGTCGAGGTTGACGCTTACGGCTGGGCGGCCATAGCAACGACGAGGCAAGGTGGCGAGCTGCCGCTGTCGAAATACCGCCAGGGTGTCCGCTTGTACCAACGTCAAGGAACGATTTGACTTGCCAATTTGGTATACAACCGCGCATAGGCCTCAAAGTGAGTGAGCTGAGCCTGGATGTCCGGCTGAGGGAAAATGCGCTGGACATGCTCGAATAGCAGTTTTCCAGGTGTGAAGCCCTGCGGTAGGACCGCAGCCTGCGGATTGGCAGACTTAAATTCTTTGGCTGTTGCTACAAAGTCCTGCCGGCACTTCTCCGAGGCATGTGCTACGCGGTTTCGAATAGCAACAGCATTCTTGAGCAACTGCAGGTTGTTTGTGATGCAGCCATATGGATGAGCGGAGAACAGGAAGCTCGCCGTTTTTACAACCCACTTGTACTCCGTAACCTTTAGGTAGTGCTTGGCAGGGTCGTAGCTTGGATTTTGTGAGAGAACGATGTAGCCGTCACTGAGAGTGTTGACGTAACCCACCTTTGCTGTCGGCTGGTAGCCGTTACCGGTGGTCGCATTTGCGATGTATCGGACCAAGGTCCGCTCCAGAAACTCCTCCCACGAAGCCACAAGTCCCATGAAGGCAAGCTCAGCGACCTGCTGCACATGTGTTGGGTGAATGCCCGGAGCCTTTGGAGATTTCCGTGGTAAGGCATGTACCGAGTTGACCAGTTTGCGGGCCGATTCAATCTGTTTGATGAAGTCATCTCGAACATGATCAACAGCAATCTTCTTAGCCATGGCCGCTCTCCCTAGTAGTCAAAGCCCAATCGCATAGTGTTTTACGAGTGTGCAAGCTCCCCACTCGATCATTTGAGATAGTACAGGAGTCGCTATGTCTGGAGTCTCACTTGAGTACAGCAGCGCCCAGGTGCTGCAGGCTCTCCAATCCGCCTTGGACATCCTGCAGAACCCGCAGGCGATGTTCCGCGACATGGGCGAGTACATGCTGATCGCCCTGGATGCTCGCTTCGAGAGCCAGAGCGCACCGGATGGCACGCCATGGCAGCCCCTGTCGCCGTCGTACCAGAAGCGCAAACGCAAGAACCAGGACAAGATCCTGGTGCTCGATGGCTACCTGAAGAACACCCTGCGCTACCAGGTCAGCGACACCGAGCTGGCAGTTGGCTCGAACCGCATCTATGCGGCCATCCAACAGTTCGGTGGCGAGATCCAGGTCGCGGCGCGTAGCCAGCAGGCCTATTTCAATCACGACGCCAAGAGCGGCGAGGTTGGCCCTCGGTTCGTCAACAAGCGCCGGGCCAATTTCTCCCAGTGGGTGACTCTGGGCCCGTACACCATCAAGATCCCTGCACGCCCCTGGCTGGGTACCAGCACCCAGGACGACGACGAGCTGCTCGCGATCGCCGACAAGCACCTCGAACGGGCACTTTCCGGCCTTCGCTCCTGAGCGCCTCAGGAAGGCCCCTAAGGGCGTTTCCTGCTGCGGTGGTTCACGCCGTACATCGATCAACGCGGCTACGGCGTTTATAAATCGACCTGGCTGTGTTCCGGCTCGCCGCCTGAGGTGAGTTTCCCCTGATTCGACGATCCTGCCCCCGGCGAACGATTTTCGCCCCTTCCAAAATACTCAGCTCCTTCCAGGCGCCACTGTGGCGCCATGAACAAACAACGCCTTACCGCCGCCATCGCTCTCGCCGCCTGCAGCTTCGAACTGCAGGCGCCCGCCGAGGGCAACGTCATCACCCTGCAGGTGACTCCTGCAGGTCGGTTCCTGCCGCGTGACGGCCGAGAGCTGAAGGTCCCTGGCTGGAACATCAACGCGGCGATCGCCTCGGCGGTGGTGCAGCGCTTCCAGCAGAAGAAGACCCCGCCGGTGGTCGACTACGAACACCAGACCCTGTGGAAGGAGGAGAACGGCCAGCCCGCTCCGGCCGCAGGCTTCTTCCGCTCCCTGGAATGGCGCGAGGGCGAGGGGCTGTTCGCCCAGGTCGAGCTGACCGCTCGTGCCAAGCAGTACATCGCCGAGGGCGAGTACCGCTACTTCAGCCCCGTCTTTCAGTTCCACCCAGTGACGGGCGACGTCCTTGACCTCCAGATGGGGGCCTTCACCAACAACCCCGCAATCGACGGCATGCAAGCCATGAGCGAGCGCGCCGCCGCCACCTTCCAACTGACCATCGACCCGCCCCCCGAGGAATCGCTCGTGAACCCACTTCTCCAAGCGGTGCTTGCCGCGCTCGGCCTGGCCGAGACCACCACCGAAGAGCAGGCCGTCGCCGCGCTCTCCGCCCACACCACCGATCTGGCCGCTTTCCGAAAGGAACTCGGCCTCCCCGAGACGGCCGCCTGCAGCGCCATGGTTGCCAGCTGTACCGGCCTGAAAGCCAAGGCTGCCAGCGTCGACCCGTCGGCCTACGCCCCCGTGTCGGTCGTCCAGGGTCTGCAGGGCGAGATCGCAGTCCTGACTGCCCGCCTGGGTGAACGCGACCAGAAGGACCTGGAAGCCGAGATCAAGGCCGCCCTGGACGACGGTCGCTTGCACACCTCCATGGAGACCTGGGCCCGTGACCTCGGCAAGTCCAACCGCGCCTCGCTCACCGCCTACCTGGACACGACCAAGCCTCTCGCTGGCCTGAGGGGTTCCCAGACGGGTGGCGAGCCGCCGGTCAAGGACGAGAAGACCGGCCTCACTGAAGACGAGCTGGCGGTCTGCTCGGCAATGAACCTCACCCCCGAGGCCTTCAAGGCCGCCAAGGAGAAATAGCCATCATGGCCCTGACCAAAGATCGCAACACCTCGCGGCGTGACGGGGTGCAATACAACGACCCGCTCGCCGCCAACGCCAAGATCTACGCCGGCTCCATCGTTTGCCTCGACGCCTCGGGCAACGCCGTTCCCGGCTCGACCGCGACGACCCTCAAGGTGCGCGGCCTCGCCCAGGAGCAGGTCGACAACACCGGCGGCGCGGCCGGTGCCAAGCGCATCGAGACGCGCCGTGGCGTTTTCCAGCTGGCCAACAGCGCGTCGACCGACCTGATCACCCGGGCCGAGATCGGCAGCCAGTGCTACATCGTCGACGACCAGACGGTCGCCAAGACTTCCGCCACCAACACCCGCTCGGTTGCCGGTGTCGTCCGTGATGTGGACGACGGCGGTGTCTGGGTCGAGATCTAAGGAGCAGAACCCAGATGATCATCAACCAAACCAACCTGCGTAACCTCTTCATCGGTTACCGCGCCGCGTTCCAGAACGCATTCGCCGGCGTGCAGCCGGACTTCGATCAGTTCGTGATGACGGTGCCTTCCACTAATTCGGTCGAGCAGTACGGCTGGCTGGGGAACTCCACTGCCTTCCGCGAGTGGCTCGGCGACCGCGTGATCCAGAACCTGAGCGTTTCCGACTACAGCATCAAGAACGTCACCTTCGAGAACACCGTTGGTGTCAATCGCGAATCCATCGAGGACGACAGCTACGGTCTGTTCACTCCCTTGATGGGCCAGCTGGGTCAGGACGCGGCCATGCACCCGGCTGAACTCGTCTATGCGTTGCTGAAGGGCGGCTTCACCAAGCCCTGCTACGACGGCCAGTACTTCTTCGATACCGATCACCCGGTCACCAACAAGGCCGGTGCCGAAGTCTCCAAGAGCAACTTCCAGGGCGGCAGCGGAAAGCCGTGGTTCCTCCTGGACACCACGCGCGTCATGAAGCCGCTGATCCTGCAGAAGCGTAAGAACTACAACTTCGTGACGCTCGACGGCGAAACGGACGAGAACGTCTTCATGCGCAAGGAATACCTCTACGGTGTCGATGCGCGCCTGAATGCCGGCTTTGGCCTCTGGCAGCTGGCCTACGCCTCCAAGGAAGACATCGACAGCAACAGCTTCAACGACGCGTTTGCTTCGATGTCGAGCATGACCGGCGACCGGGACAAGCTCCTGGGGGCCCGACCGAAGCTCCTGGTCTGTGGGCCGAGCCAACGCGCCCAGGCGCTGGAAGTAGTCAAGGCTGAACGCAGCGCCAATGGCGCTACCAACATCAACCGCGACGCGGTGGACGTTCTCGTCACCCCGTGGCTGGCCTGACGGGGGGTAGCCGACCATGCCGAGAAAAAACGCAACCGCAGGTAAGGGTTCCCCCAAGGCGCCCACTGCGACCGCCGAACAGCAGGCTGCCCTGCCGGCGGGTGCACCTGGTGCTGCAGCTGCCGCAGCTGCCTCGCTGGAAAGCACCACGTCACTGACCCCGCCGGCAGCACCGGAGCTGCTCAACGCCGCAGCGCTGGGCGACAGCCCGACAGGTGATGCCCCGGTGCTGGCTCCGCCCGTGCTCGATGGCGCAGCGCCGACGTCTGGCACCTCTACCGAGCTGTCCGACAAAGGCGAGGTGGCCCTCGATACCGCCACCCTGGGCGATGCTCTGCCCAGGGAACCCGAAGGTCCGGGCGTCACTGCCGGCACCGACGATACGGCGCCTGGCGCTGCATCGCAGCAGGTGGCCGGCGCCGATCGTCACGAGCCTGAGGAGATCGAGGCGCTGTTCATCCGTGCGGTACCCGAGCAGGGCTGGCGTCGTTGCGGGCAGCGCTTCACCCGCGAGGGCCATGGCATCGCGCTGTCGCTACTCAGCGAGGCCGACGTCGATGCGCTGTGCAACGACCCCAACTTGCTTGTCGAGTACTGCACGATCCCGGCCGAGGAGCAGCACTGACCATGGACTACATCACCCTCGACCACCTGGCCGAGCGTCCTGGTGCACGGGAGCTGGCCCAGGTGGCCACCGCCCAACACCTGCCCATCGTCGATTTCGCGCTGATGGATGCATCCCTGCGCGGCGGCGATCGCAGCACCTGGACGCCCGAGCAGGTGGCGGGGGCTGATTTGGTCCTGGAGCGAATCACCGAGGCCATGAACGAGGCCGAGAGCATCGTCAACGGCTACCTCCGCCGGCGGGGCTACGACCTCCCGTTGAGTCCCGTTCCCGGCCTGGTCACCGGCTGGGTGCGCGACATCGGCCGCTACCTGTTGCACAAGGACCGGATCTCCGACGAGTCGAAGGACCCGATCGCCCGCAATTACCGGGACGCCAAGAAATTCCTGGAGCAGGTGGTCAACGGCACCTTCAGCCTCGGCGCGGAAGATCCCATCGCGACCAACCCGGCCCAGGCCGACGTGCGCTTCGATGCTGACGAGAACGTCTTCAGCCGCCAGCAGATGAGGAACTTCCGGTGAGCAACGCGCCGTTTGACCACCGTCAGGTCATCGAGCTGCTGAAGGTCGCTGTGCCATCGCTTCGGGCGCTCGGAACGGCGGCGGACTTCCAGGCGATCAAGCGCCTGGCGGACTACCCGACTCCTGCTGCCTATGTGCTGCTGGCCGAGGAGGCTGGCGAACCCAAACCGGCTGGCAACAGTTCCGGTCCTGCCCGCCAGAAGGTCGGTGCGCTGTTCGGCGTCATCATCGCCGTGCGCAGCTACCGCTACGGGCAGCTCGCCGATGTGACCGATGACCTCCATTCCATCCTGGACCAGGTGCGCGGTGCGCTGATCGGCTGGACGCCCGACCTGCCCCTGGCCCGTGGCACCCAGTTCGTAACCGGCAAGACCCTGGATTCCGACGACACAACGCTCCTCTGGGGCGAGATCTACGCAACCCAACACTCCATCGGGAGAAACCAATGAGTACCAAGCAAGCTGATGCTGCAGCTGCTGTGCAGCGCGAGAAGGTCAAGCTGATCGCCGAGCACACCCATGGCGGCACGAAGCACCCGGTGGGTGCAACGATCGAGGTCACCGCCATCGAAAAGGAATGGCTGATCCGCCACGAACGCATTGCGGGGCCGGATGCCAAGAGCTCCGCCGCCGCCCCCGTGAAGGAGTAACACCCTCATGTCCCTGATTTCCCTTCAAGGCAAGATCTGGCTCGCCGAGCGCAACACCCTGGGCAAGGCGATTAAACAGACCTGGGTCGGTAACGCCCCCACCTGCGAGCTGCAGCTCAACACCGACACCACCAACAAGACCGAGTCGTTCTCGGGCAACCGGCTGCAGTACGGCTCGCTCGATCGCGGCAAGACCGCCACACTCAACCTCACCCTGGACGAGTGGCTGCTGCCCAACCTGGTCCTCGGGCTCTACGCCAAGCAGATCGCCATTGCGGGCGCGACCGTCTCTGGCGAGGCCTTGCCGTCGCCAATCGCCGTGGGCGATGTGTTCCGTCTCGACAATCCCTTCATCGACGACCTGGTGCTGTCGAAGACCGGCGGGCCCCTGGTGCTGGGCACGGACTATGAGATCGAATCGCCCAATGCGGCGCTGGTGAAGTTCCTGACCGCTCAGGCCACGGCAGTGACCGCTGCCTACGAACACCAGTCTGCTGTGGCGCTGACCATGTTCACTCAGCGCCCGCCGGAGCGTTGGCTGATGCTGGATGGCATCGACACCGAGACGGGCAAGTCGGTCCTGATCGACCTGTACCGCTGCAAGTTCAACCCGGTCGGCTCCCTCGGTGTGATCCACGAGGAGTACGGCAACCTGCCGCTGACTGGATCGGTGCTGTATGACCCGCTGAACTCCGGCGACGAGCAGCTCGGTGGCTACGGCCGCTACATCGAGAAGGCCGCCTGACCATGGCTGAGCGCGTTCCTCGCAAGAAGCGCGACGCCAAGGCGCCCCCGAGCGCTGACCTGGAGGTCCTCACGCCCGACCGCCAGTTCAGCCTCGCGGGGCGCGATCTGGAGATGCGTGAGTACGGCTTCTTCGAGTCGTTGCCGCTGCTGCCGCTCCTGGAGCCGATCCTGGTCGACCTGGAAGAACAGGCCAAGGCCGGGGCGCCGTGGCCTGGTCCCGAAGCGGTGCCGTCGTTTCTCGGCAATCACGCCGAGGTCCTGGTCCACCTGATCGCGGCGGCCGCATCGGTTGAACTGGACTGGATGGCGACTCTGTCGGGCGACGACGGGTACGAGCTGACCTGGACGTGGTGGATCGTCAACGGCCCTTTCTGCAAGCGCTGCGCCGAGAAACGCCTGGTGACAGCGCAGGTACTCGAAGAGCGCGCCCGGCAGCTGACGGCCGCTGGTCAGACGCAATAGACACTCTCGTCAGTGCCGGTTACGGCTCCATCGCCGACATCGGCCGCATGACCCGGCGGCAGATCCAGCTGCAGTGCGAGGCGGTTGAACGGCGCCGGCGCCGCGAGCGAGCCGAGCTGATGATCGACGCCAACCTGGCGTTCGCCGGCGGCAAGGACGCCGAGACCCACCTGAAGAAACTGCTGAAATAGCGTAGCGGCCTCCCGGGCCGCTTTTTCGCGCCTTCCAAAAGACCCAGCCATCCGCGCACGCGACCATTCGGGCATCCCACCGAATGTGATCCTCATGGCTGCCAAAGACCTAGAACTCGCCCTCCGCATGCGCGCCGACCTGAAGGACGGCCAGGCCGCCGTCGACGCGCTGGGCAGCGCAATCAGCAACGTCGGCGACAAGGCTGAGCAGGCCAACCGTGACCTGCAGAAGGTCGGCACTACTGGCGCCGTCGACCAGGCCCAGGCCGCTGTCGACAAGCTCGGCCAGACCCTCGACAAGACCGGGGACCAGGCCTCCAACGCATCGCGCAAAATCACCCAGGTCGGCGAGACCGCTGAGCAGCAAGCCGCCCGCATCAAGGCCGTGGTGGCTGCCAGCCTGCAGCAGCAGTCCGCCCAGGACGCCGTCGCTGCCAGTGCGCAGCGCCTCGCCAGCGCCGTCACCGCTGGCAACTCCAGCTGGCAGGCCAATGCGCGGGCGCAGACTGACGCCATGAACGCCTACAGCAACGCTGAGCGCACTCGGCTTGCGCAGGTTGCTGCCGAGCAGAAGGCGGCGGAAGCGGCCGCCAAGGCAACGGTCGAGCAGCAGCGACAGGCGCGCGCGCTGCAGCAACTGCTTGGGCAGGTCGACAGCACTGAGCGCGCCCTGAGCAAGCTCGACGAACAGGAGCGGCAGCTCACCGAGCACATGCGCGCTGGCCGCCTGCAGGCGGATCAGTACGCGGCGTCCATGGAGAAGATCCGCTCTCGCCGCGATGCGCTGCAGGGAGTGGAGACCCAGGCCAAGGGGGCGAATACCGCCATGACCAGCCTGGCGGCCACAGCTCGCCGCCTGCAGGGACTCCTGGTCGTCGGGGTCGGTGGCTACGGGGTCACCTCGGCAACCCGGGCTGTGGTCAACACCAACCTGGAATGGCAGCAGGCGCTCTACACCATGGAGGCCGCCACAGGTAGCGCGGCCAAGGCGCGTCAGGAGCTGGAGTACGTCCGTGAGGTCTCCGAGCGCCTCGGCCTGGAGCTGCTGAGCACGAGCCAGTCCTATGCCAAGCTGGTTGCGGCCGCGAAGGAGACGCCCGAGCTGGGCAAGTCCTTGCAGACCGTGTTCGAGGGTGTCTCCTCGGCGACGACCGCGCTGCACCTGACCCGCGAGCAGACCAACGGCATCCTCCTCGCCCTGGAGCAAATGGTCAGCAAGGGCAAGGTGCAGACCCAGGAACTGGTGCTGCAGCTCGGCCAGCGAGTACCTGGTGCATTCGGCCTGGCTGCCAAGGCCCTGGGTACCAACACCCAGCAGCTGAGCCAGTGGCTGGAGAAGGGCATGATCCCGGCGGCCGAGTTCCTGCCGCGCTTCGGCGCCGCCCTGCAGGAAGCCTATGGCCCTGCCGCACAGCAGGCCGCCGGCGGACTCAACGCCGAGCTGAACCGCCTGCAGAACGCCTTCACCGAGCTGAAGGTCCAGGCCGGTGAGTCGGGCTTCATCGACTCCTACACCAACGCCGTGAAGTCGCTGCGCGATGTGCTGAAGGACCCGAACGTCGTCCAGGGACTCAACCAGTTGATCCAGGGCATGGGCAAGGCCGCTGAATGGGCTGCCAAGGGCGCCGGTGGCGTCGCGGGCTTCAGCAACTGGATCGGCGAAGAGTTCGGCGCCCGCACCAATGGTCCGGCCGGCGGCGATGCGGTACGCCTGGAGGACTCCATCGAGCGGGAAAGCAAGAACTTTGCCCGTTTCCAGGCGCTGCTCGATGAGGCCTACGCCAAGGGCGATGACAAGGCGGCCCAGCGCTACGAGAACGCGCTTTCAGAGACCCAAGCCAACCTGGACAAGTGGCAACAGCAGCTGCAGGAGTTCTATTCCAAGTCGGCTCCGCCCCTGGTCGTCACCCAAGGAAAAGAACCGGCAACCACCGCACCCGAGCCGTTCAAGCCGGCGGGCGGCACGGACAAAGCTGCTGCGCGTGCGGCCAAGCAGAACGAGGACTGGGTCAAGCAGCTGGAGAAGGAGGCCGCCACCTACGGCGGCACCAAGGCTGCCCGCCGCGAGTACGAGCTGGAAGAACGCAACCTGACCGGGGCGCTGAAGGAGCGCGCCGAGGCTGCCTGGTCGATGCTCGATGCCGCCGAAAAGCAGAAAAAGGCAGACGAGCAGGCCAAGAAGGACACCAAGCTCCTGGCCCAGCTGCAGCTCGACTACCTCAAGGCCACCGGCCAGAACGCCGAGGCTGCGGTCGCCGAGATCGAGAAGAAGTACGGCGCCCTGCAGCAGCGCCTGCAGGCGGCCGGCAATACCGAAGGCGCCGGTCTGGTTGGCAAGCTGATGGGTATCGAGCAGGCCAAGGCCCAGCTCAACGACCTGGAACAGTCGATCGAGCGCATCTTCGCCGAGCAGTCGCGCCGCGAGCAGTCGATCAACACCCAGCAGGAGGCAGGCCTCACCAGCGAGATTGGCGCGCGCCAGCAGATCCTGGACCTGAACCGTGCCACCGCCGACCAGGTCGCCGCACTGCTGCCGAAGATGCGCGAACTGGCCAACGTGACGGGAGATCCGCAGGCCATCGAGCGGCTGAAGGACCTGGAATCGCGCCTGGCCAACCTGCGCACGGTGGCCAACGAGTTCTCCAACGCCCTCAAGGAAGGCTTCGAGTCCGGCATTCAGAGTGCACTGAAGGGCCTTGCAGACGGCACCATGAACCTGCAGGACGCAGCGCTTTCGTTCCTCAGCAGCATTGGCAGCGCCATGGCGGATCTGGCGAGCCAGAAGCTGGCGGCGCAGGCCACGGAGGGTCTTTCCAGCCTCTTCAGCTCGGGGGCTGATACTGCTTCGGACACGGCGGCCGCAACAGCTACGGCGACAGCCATTTCCACCGCCAGCGCGACCGGCGCCACTGCTATGGGAACAGGCATTACTTCTGCAGGTGCTGCTGCCTCTGCTGGTATGGCTGCCAGCATCACGTCTGCCGGTGCTGCGGCCGCAACCTCAATGGCAACGGCGATTGCAACGGCTGGTGCAACCAACTCAGCTGGAAGTGCCCTTTCTTCTGCTGCATCCGTAGTTTCGGTGACCGCTGCCAGCGGCGGCCAGGTCCTGGGCCCAGGCACGGGCACCTCCGACAGCATCTCCGCGTGGCTCTCCAACAAGGAGTTCGTCACCCGCGCTGCCGTCGTGACTCAGCCTGGGATGCTGCCGTTTCTTCATGATTTGAACGCACGCGGCATGGTCGCCCTGAATGACTACGCCCG